ATCACCCATCACGGTTTCGAATACGTTTTTCTTTGATTTCAAAATGTCATATATAATACCCTCAATTGTGTTTTCAAAAATAGGGTAATAGACTAAAACGTTATTTTTTTGTCCATATCGATACGCTCTATCTTCTGCTTGTGAGTGATCAGAGGGGACAAATGATAAGTCGTTCATAATAACACTTTCAGCCGCCGTTAAAGTGATACCGACACCCGCGGCTTTAATATTACCGACAAAAACTTTCACATTGTCATCTTCTTGGAACTTATCCACCGACATTTGTCTTTCTGGTTTGGACATTGAACCATCAAGTTTTACCGCGGTTTTTCCAAAATGTTCGGTGATTTGATTCAATGAGTCAGTGAAATTTGTGAAGATGATAACCTTCTTTCCTTGTTCAATAATATTTTCAGCTAACTCACATGTATTTTTGACTTTCGAGAATGCTAGCTCTTGTCTTACTTTCATAAGTTTTGAAAACTGAAGAGTCAAGGAATTCGATTCTTCTTGTTTTTCGAACCAATCGTAGTACTCACCCATGAGTTCTTCATATGTTGGGGACTTCAACCTGAGGTATACGGGTGTGATTATTTTTTCAGGTAAATCTAATATTTCTTGCTTGAGTCTACGAAGTACGTGTGTCTTGGTTCTATCTCGTAATTCTTCTAAGTTGGACGCTCCTGTCACATTCCATATTTTCTTTTTCCCAACTTTAAATTGGTATCCTTCACAATACCTTCTGACATATCCCATCCAATTGGCGGCAACTGGTGAGTCAACCAAGTCCAACAAGTTGAAGTAGTTTATAGGACGAGAAGTCATAGGAGTTCCTGTCAACAACCATAGTTTTCCAACTTTTTTTGCAATATCGTTAATCAGTTTTGTTCTTTGTGCTTGTTTGTTTTGAATATAGTGTGCTTCATCAACAACAATTAACTCAAACCCTGATTTAAGAATAATCGAATTGTCTTTGTTTTTTTCGTCATGAAAATTTTTGATGATATCATAATTCATAATTACAAAGTCCGCATCTTCCCATTTTTTACCCTCAATTATGGAAACACTTCTTGCCGAATAATTTTCAATCTCTCTCTGCCAATTAATTTTCAAAGATGCTGGACATATAATTAAGATTTTTTTTGCACCTGTTTCTAATGCTGCAATGATGGTGGATGTTGTTTTACCCAAACCCATATCATCGGCTAGAATATACTTGTCGTTACCAACTAATTTTTCTATTGCTTCTTTTTGGTGAGAAAGAGGGGGTCGATGAGAATATTTGGAATAGTCAATTTCTACTTGACGTTCCTTGTTTATAATAATGGCAGACTTAGGCATCCAAAAATCTGACATCGTATCCCCACTCAATATCTTACCATAAATGTGATAGGACTTTTCTTGTTCACACAATAACTTCTCAATATAAATTTCTTTGGGTTCTCGAGTTAAAAGTTTGTCCTCCATTATTTTTTTTGAAAAATACGGATCGAGTTGTACCCATTTCTTTGCCACCTTTGGTACTGTTTGGTGATGGTTCAATATATAATCGGCTTGTGCTCTTGTGAGTTTAAATCCCCGTTGGAATTCGGACTTCTTTTTTATAGACAATATATAGTTATTGAACCCTTCATAGGATTCAAGAATTCGCATCGCTTTAACTTCAGGGATGGATATAGATATTTCCGAATTTTCTTCCATTCACAATATTTTATAATATAATCAAAAACAAACTATTTATCAATATGAGTCAAAAAAAGGTACCAATTACACGTCTCACCAAATTTTTTGGACAAGAGGATTTCGCTTTAGACATTTCAATGGGTGAAGAATGGCTTCATGGTGATATGAATTTTACTTTGGTTCTGTATCGTGTTGATGCTCGAACAACCAAAACAGATGATGTTTATGGTGAGGTTGTTTCTGATGGAATTAAATTTTTCCCCCCTGTCGAATTCAAAGGGTATGTTAAGATTGATGCGCCATCGAATGAACGTGTTGGAAACTCTGGCGTTGAGTATGAGTTCCCTGGTAACCTTTCTGTTTCTGTTTACAAAAAACATTTAGAGGAACTTAACATAGATGTTTCTTATGGTGACTACATAGGTTATTATGAAAGTGAAAGTAGAGTTAGATATTATATGGTTGTTGACGATGGTCGTGTAACATCTGACAATAAACACACATATGGTGGTTACAAACCTTTTTATAGAACAATATTAGCCACTTATGTTCCTGAAAGCGAATTTAGAGGATTATAATGGCACTACCTAAGAAACTTGTTAAGAAGATTGATTTGATACCTGAAAAAACAGGTGTTGCTCGTAGGGAACAAATGCTTGATTACATCAAAGAGCATGGAACCTATCTACCCAAGAGTTTATTACATGCAGAATTGGATAGGGGTATGTTAGACTTTGTTAAAGAGGATTTGAAAACAGTGGTGGATGGTAAGATTATACCCACTATTGATATTATTATTACCTTACAAAACTGGAGTTTATTCACAGAAACTTGGAAATTCCAAGATTTAGATAAAAACGCAACACCCCCCTTTATTACAACAGTAAGACAACCTGAAGTAAAACCTGGTACTAATCCGTCTGTTAAGTATAACATTCCGGATAGAAGAGAATTTTTTTACGCTAAAGTCCCAACTTGGGATGGTACCCGTAAAGGTTTGGATATATACAAAATTCCACAGCCCGTCCCTGTTGATATTACATATAACGTCAAAATTATGTGTAAGAGGATGAGAGAGTTAAATCAATTCAACAAAATTGTTTTACAAAAGTTTTCATCACGTCAAGCTTATCGTGTAATTAATGGACACTATGTACCCATTATATTGAATAATGTTTCTGATGAGAGTGTTATGGAGATGGACAAACAAAAGTACTACTTACAAAACTATGAGTTTGTTATGTTAGGATTTTTAGTGGATGAAGAGGAATTCGAAGTTACTCCTGGTATCACACGTTCTTTCTTGATGATTGAATCTCAAAATAGAACTAAAGCTCGTCGTGCTAGGAAACTACCCGCATCTCCTAAAAACTTCCCCCTTTCATATTCGGTTTCTGCATCAGACACTGAAGTTAACGTGACGATGCCATACAGTGTTGATTTTGTAATTGATACCAACACCAATGTAGATAGTTATTCCGTTTATATCAATGGAGATTATGTTGGTGATGATTTACCCGTACTTCAATTATCACTTAATGATGTCTTAAAAATTGAAGTCACCAAAAAAACTGCAGGACAGAGTGCTTCTTTATCGGGTTCAGCCACCCTTCAGTAATCCTCTCCGTAGATATCTTTTTTGGGTTGACATCTTTCTTCAATCATAGTTTCTACAAACTTGTACATTTTCAACCCATTGTCATCACAATATTTTTTAAGTATCTTGTGATGCCTCTCCGATATTTTTAGATTCTTTATTTTCATTATTGATATCAAAAACAAGGTAGAAAAAAGGTAGACTTTTTTCCCACCAATAAATAAATATCCATTTCCCGTTAAGTTTTTTTGATATTATTTGGATATTTATGATAAAATAAATTTTTACATCAAAAAATAATAATGGCAACATCAAATAAAATTTTTGTATCCCCAGGTGTCTATACTTCTGAAAGAGATTTAAGTTTCGTAGCACAAAGTGTGGGGGTAACTACATTAGGTATTGTTGGTGAAACAATTACAGGTCCTGCTTTCGAACCAATATTCATTACGAATTTTGACGAATTCCAAGCTTACTTCGGTCCGACTTCTCCTGAAAAGTTTGTAAACACTCAAATCCCTAAGTATGAAGCGGCATACATTGCAAAGTCATATTTGCAACAGTCTAATCAACTCTTTGTAACTCGTGTATTAGGATTATCAGGATATGATGCAGGTCCATCTTGGACTATTTCTACTATCGCTAACATTAACTCAACCACAGTATTCCCTTCAGGAGGTACGGGTAGTTATGTGTGGACAGCGGCTTTCACAGGAACAAGTGCAACAACATCCTCAATTGAAATAACAAGTGGATTACCATCGGTTATCAGTGACATTTACACTATTCCTTACACTCAAAATACAGGTTCACAAACTACTTTGAGTGCAAACATGAACACTCAACTTTTTGCAATATTGAATAACAATTCTCTTCAGACAAGTTCAGTTTATGTTTATGGTGCGGTTCCACAAGCGGATTACAACAACATCAATTCGAGCTTTGACTTAACCAACGTATTCAATGTTCAAAGTATGGATTTCGGTGCCATTACGAAAAACTCCTACTTGAACGATGCTTGGTATTATGCGTTGTTTACTACAACACCTGTTGTAAATGGTTATTCAGGTTTCTCTTACTTTGCTTCGGTTTCTGCGTTGAACTACAATTCGGGTAGTGATACCTTCTCAGGTACTGTATCAGGTATGGTATACAACTACTCGGGAACTTCTTGGACTGAATATGATAATATGGTTGTTGGTACCTTAAGATCGAGAGGTGTTAGTACTTATACTTCATCGAACGCGGGACCTCTTTATCAATTAACAGGTGAGACTCAATTAACTATTGATTACTCTGGTACATATTCTGCAATGACTGAAGATCCTTACGCAACATTTGCAATTTCAGGAAACACAATCGAGGGTGACACATTCAGTTTTGAAACGTCATTCAACGATGGAGCAACTAACTACATATCTAAGGTATTTGGAACAACAAACTTTGGAAAAGATAGAGAGGAGGTTCCGGTATTCTTGGAAGAAAGGTTCCAAAATCTATTAAATTGGTCTTACGCTAAAGGATACATCAGAGGTTTGAATACTTCATTCACCGCACTTCCTTCTGCAAGAGAAGATAATGGTACGAATACGTCTATCGGTTGGTACTTAGAGGAGTATCAGACTCCTGCAACACCTTATTTAGTATCTGAACTTCGTGGTAATACTGTGTATAGACTATTCAGATTTATCACAGTATCTGACGGTAATTCAGCAAACAGAGAAGTAAAAGTTTCAATTGCTAACATTTCCTTCGCAAATGGCACATTCGACGTAGGTGTTCGTGATTTCTTCGATACGGACGAAAATCCTGTTTTCTTAGAGAGATACACTAACTGTTCTATGGATCCTACTCAAAATAATTTCATCGCTAAGAAGATTGGTACTTCAGACGGTGAATATGAATTGAAGAGTAGATTTGTTATGGTTGAAATGAACCCTGACGCTCCGGTTGATGCTCTTCCTTGTGGATTCGAAGGTTACACATTCCGTGAGTATGGTGGTAGTGGTTCTGACATCCAACCTCCATTTGCAATCTATAAGACAAAATATAACACACCTGGTGAAGTTATTTTCACCCCACCATTCAGTTTGTCTTCAGGAGCTGACAACTTAACAAGAAGTTCAGGGGACAAAGTAAGAAAAACTTATTTAGGTTTCTCAACACAAATTGGTATCGACGCTAACTTCTTTGATTACAAAGGAAAACAAAACCCAAGTAATTTAGGTTTGGCGACTTCTTCTACAGAATGGAACTACATGACTAAAGGTTTCCACATGGACTCAGGAGCAACAATCGTTGCGATTTCAGGTAACTTTGTAACTTCGGGACAATCGGCTTTCGAATGTGGTATTACATCGTTCAGAACTGAACCTACAAGTTCATCTAACCCTTACTACACTTTGGCATCTCGTAAGTTCACAGTTATCCCTAAGGGTGGTTTTGATGGTTGGGACATCTACAGAGAGTATCGTACAAATGGTGATATCTATTCACTTGGTAACACAGGTTACTTGTATGGAGCATCTGATGAAAACCCTAACTACCCACTAGCAACAGGTTGGGGAGCGTTCAAACAAATCACTAAGGGTAATGATACTGAGTTGGCTAACACCGACTACTACGCATACCTTTTGGGACAAGAAACATTCGCAAACCCTGAAGCGGTTAACATCAACGTATTTGTTACACCAGGTATCGATTACGTAAACAACAGTAATCTTGTTGAAAACGCGATTGATTTGGTTGAAACCGACAGAGCTGACTCAATTTACATCTGTACTACTCCTGACGTTAACATGTACTTGAACTACGCAGACTCTACTACGTTCATCTATCCACAAGAGGCGGTTGACAGTTTAGAAGAAACAGGAATTGATTCTAACTACACGGCAACTTACTACCCATGGATTTTGACAAGAGATAGTGTTAATAATACTCAAATCTATCTTCCTGTAACAGGAGAAGTTACGAGAAACTTAGCGTTGACTGACAACATCGCATTCCCTTGGTTCGCGGCTGCGGGTTACACAAGAGGTTTGGTAAATGCTGTTAAGGCTCGTAAAAAACTCACTCAAGAGGATAGAGACACTCTTTACCAAGGTAGAATCAACCCAATCGCAACCTTCTCTGACGTAGGTACTGTAATTTGGGGTAACAAAACTCTTCAAATCAGAGAATCTGCACTCGACAGAATTAACGTTAGAAGATTGTTACTACAAGCTCGTAAGTTGATTTCAGCTGTTGCTGTTAGATTGTTGTTCGAACAAAATGACGATAAGGTAAGACAACAATTCCTTGATTCTGTTAATCCTATCTTGGATTCAATCAGAAGAGATAGAGGTTTGTATGACTTCCGTGTAACTGTAAGTTCTTCACCTGAAGATTTGGATAGAAACACATTAACAGGAAAGATTTACTTGAAACCTACAAGAGCTCTTGAATTCATCGATATTGAATTCTTGATTACTCCGACAGGTGCATCATTTGAAAATATCTAATAAACAAACGGGGTGGGGGAAACCTCACCCCTTAATTATTTTTTTAACATGGAATTTAGAAAAAAAACATTAAGAGAAAGTTTAAGAATGGATGAAAATGGTGTAAAAACTTTTTCTGAAAAACCACAAAATATCATTATGAGTGAGTCTCAATTGGAAAGACTTATCGAAAATATTCAATCAAAAAAATGAATATAAAAACAATTTTGCGTGAATACGTAAAAGAAAAATTATCTTTAAATGAAGGTATTTCTGTTGAGGGCACTCCCGACATGAAATACTACGCCTTTGATTGGGATGACAACATTGTGGTTATGCCAACAAAAATTATTGTTTCTGATGAAAATGCAGAAGAGGTTGGTATTTCCACTGAAGATTTTGCAGAATACAGAGAAAAAATCGGGAAGGAAACTTTCACCTACAAAGGAAAAAATATTGTAGGATATGCTTCAGACCCATATCGTAATTTTACCGTAAAAGGGGACAAACAATTTTTATTAGATGCTATGATTGCTGAACCCGGACCATCTTGGGATGATTTTGTGGAGTGTATCAATGGTGGTTCTATTTTTGCGATAATTACCGCAAGAGGACACAACCCTAAAGTTATTAAAGATGCTGTGTTCACGTTCATTGTGACGAACCACAACGGTATAAACATGGATGAATGTGTAACTAATCTTAGAAGATATCGTGAACTCTCAGGAGATTCTATGAAGTCGGACAAACAAGTTATAAATGACTACTTAAACACGTGTCAATTTAGTCCCGTAACATATGGGGAGGGAAGTGCATCCAACCCCGAAGAAGGAAAAATAAAAGCCCTTCGTCAGTTTATCACAGATGTGAGATTAATGGCATCTGAAATAGGTAAAAAAGCTTACTTTAAAAATGATGTAACAAATAAATTTGTACCAGAAATAGGTTTCTCAGATGATGATCCAAGAAACATAGAAAAAATTAAACAATTTATTGATACTGAATATGAAGATAAACCAGTTAGAACTTATTTAACTAAAGGCGGAGAAAAGAAAGAAGTATAAGATACTTGCAATAAGTAATTTTTTATGAATTAAAAGTAAAGTAAAAAAATTTTTTGTGTGTATTTATATTAAAATAAAACAAGAAAAAAAATAGCAAACCATGGCAGACTTATTAATGAAAATGCCTTTTCAGTATGAACCAAAAAGAAAGAATAGATTCATTCTTACTTTTCCATCATCTTTAGGCATCAACTCTTGGTACGTAGAATCTACAAGCCGTCCACAATGGAGCAACACACCTGTTGAAATTCCATTTTTGAACACTTCAACCTATGTGGCAGGAAGATTCGTTTGGAACACTATTAACGTAACGTTCAGAGATCCAATCGGCCCTTCTGCGGCACAAGCTCTTATGGAGTGGGTACGTTTACACGCTGAATCAGTAACAGGTAGAATGGGTTACGCAGCGGGATACAAAAAAGATATTGATTTAGAATTATTAGACCCAACAGGAGTTGCTGTTGAGAAATGGATTTTACAAGGAACTTTCTTGACGGACGTTAACTTCGATACTTTAAGCTACGGAGAAGATGGACTTGCGACAATCACCGCAACTCTTCGTCCTGATAGATGTATTTTGGTTTACTAATAATTTACTAATTTTTTCTTGACTTTATATTTAACCATAGGGGAAACTCTATGGTTTTTTTTTATTATATGGAAAATACAACACATTACGGACAAATTGATTTTAACCTACCACATGACGTGGTACCGCTTCCCTCACAAGGAAAGTTTTATAAGAATAAAAAACAATCCATTAAGGTGGGTTATCTTACAGCACAGGATGAAAACATTCTCTTGTCTACTACAATACGTTCACAAGGGGTTGTCAAAACTTTGTTGAAAAACAAGATATACGAACCTGATATGAATGTAGAGGAGTTACTCGAATGTGACATCCAAGCGATACTAATATTTTTACGTAATACATCATTTGGAACTGAATACGTATTCAGTTTGAAGGATCCCAAAACAGGTATGGAGTTCCAAAGAACAATCGAGTTAGAAGAATTAAACATAAATCCCCCCAAATATCAACCCAACAATGAGGGTTTGTTTGAGTTCACTACCCCTCGTGGTGGGCACAAGGTTTTGATGAGATTATTAAGTATGGCTGACTTAGACTTACTTGATAAATTATCAGATAGTTATCCTGAAGGGATGACGGTACCCATAGTTACAAAAAGATTGGAACTACAAATAGTTGAAATGGATGGTACAAGAGACAAAGAAAAAATATCTCAAATAATACCACAATTACCCATAGTAGACTCTAAATTCTTACGTTCAGAGATTCAACTCTGTGAACCAAAACTTGATTTGAAGAGAATCGTTACAGCCCCGTCAGGAGAAAAAGTCGAAGTGAATATCGGCTTCGGGGCTGAATTTTTTCGTCCTTTCTTCTGATTACAAGAAAAACTTGATGGATGAATTTTATTATTTGTCCAAATTCGTTAACATAAGTTATTCCGAATTACTAAAAATACCGACATACGAAAGAAAGTACTTCATCAATAAGTTGATAGAAGATATGACACCAAAAAATTAGTAACTTGTATTTATAGTAAACAACGTTGATATATGTTTTTAGCGACAGGAGATGACAGTCAAAGTACGAATGATACCTTAGGTGCCAGTGCAAAAGGTATACTCGGCACGTACAAAGACATACAAGACGCAATTCTGACTTACGGAAAGGACTTGGGAGATAATGTCCTCAAACAATTCGAGGACATACAAGGTAAGGCAGTATCTCTGAACAAAACGCTTCTTAATGGAATACAAGGTTACGACAGGGAGATATCAAACATACTTGTTAAAACATTAGATAACACCCTAAAAATTGGTGGAACTATTCAAGATGCTACCGATACCTATAGCACTTTAAACACAGAGCTTGGAAAAAGTGTGGTACTCAATGAAGACATACTTACTAAAACGATAGAATTTTCCAAAGCTACCGGTATTTCTGTGGCTGAATCTTCAAAACTTGTTGCTAATTTCATGGACTTAGGCTTGAGCATTTCCGAGTCCCAAAAAGAAACGGAAAAGTTGAGACAAACCGCCGCTAAATTTGGAAT